CTTCGAAAATACTGCGAGCACCGCAGCTTAAGAAAAGTTGCGTGATACGCTTTAGCGCACAGACCCTCGCACGATCTGTAAATGATTTAGAGGATTAACCCCCCCTAGGGTGTCAGGCCAAGCCTGTGGGTGCAGTAATGGTGTACAATGATGGTACGTTAAGAAACTGGAAAAACTGCAAATCCACACCAGCTGAAACGAAATCTGAAATAGCCACTCGCTTTGGTTCACCACTATCATCAGGAATGACCACGACATCCAAGCCATCAGTGTCCATCTCAAACTTAGCAGAACTTGTGGCCTGATTCTTAGCACCACAGATCATCGATGGATTGGCCGGAACCATGTAATATTGTGAATAATGAGGCGCCACAACATCAGTTGAACCATTGACCCGCGATTGAACCACCATCCCAGAGGCACTAGTGTCAACGAGCGCGACCAATGCCGCTGGAGCTTGTGCCCCTGTAGCCCCTGAGCTTGTAGCTGTTCCCGTCACATTATCTCCAGGTGAAGCCACATATCCTCTCCCAACCACAATCTCATTGTACTTCAGTGAGGATCGCGCACCACACTGACGGGCAAGAAGACGGTGCACAACTGAACCCCTCATACCCACAAAGCAACATGCAAAATAAGGAATTGGTGTCATGGCTACATAGTTGTATCCCTTCCCATTTGTCTGCTTATGCAACGCACTCTTCGACTCCTTCACCGAACTATCAAGTGTCGTCAGCACATCAGGACCCGCAAATTGTATGTGCTTGGGAATCTGGTGCCTAATATAATAGAACCCTGCTCCCGCAAGATTACCACAAAGCACATAATCGGTGTAATAGCAAGCGCGATGCATAAGTTGCCTGATTGACTTACACGCCTCCCCTACTGTAGATGAAACCACCTTGTCCGAGACCTCCTCACTGGAAATGAGGGGACCCTCCAAATTGTAAGGGACGGAGTAACACAGATCAGTATTTGATCCACGGTTAAAGCAAATAGGATTAGATAATTCAAAATCACTAGATGCTTTTGCATAGATCAGCACCGTAACGGGATTGGCCTTATCCATTGAACCCAAATCGTTTAACACCTGAACCTTAACAATCCCATTCATGTACGCCGGATCATATGTTGGTCCAGGGTCTCCTCGCGTGTTAAAGAACTGTGAAGCCGTGGAAATGTATGGCGCCTGAGTAGTGCGTAACCAAGGTGTCACTGCCATATATGGTACCTCGAAATCAAACTCATTAACCTCGGACAAATCGACAATCTTGGAATGAACAAGGCCCTCAACATAATTTGCATAAGAACCAGCCGGATCATATGTTACCATCAATCTGCCTGTGTGGTATTTAGTCTTGACAATCTTAATGTGATACGTCATACCACCACGCCAATATTCAAACCACTGAGAAACGTGAGCAGCAGGTGTCAATTGCCATTGTGTTGTTGTTACGGCTCCGGTGGCACCTGTCGTCTGTGTGGTGGCATAGTACAACTCTGGTGTTACATACCATGAGGCAATCGTGGTAAGAGGCTCATCGTACGTGTACCAAGTTGCAGCGAAAATATATGAGAGACGACCTGCAAAATTGGAGATTGCCAAGTCATCTATAACCTCCGCACCGACGGTTCTAGGATCAATGTTAACCTCCTGTTTAGGGTCCAATGTCAACTTCTCAATCTGTGTCGAAATCTCCGGTGAACACAAGTTTGCCATTGTCATAGTTTTGTAACCCCGCACACTATCGACCACGGGAGGATTGGAAAAACCAAACCACCGAGCCAACGAACCCAAAGTCCCAGCTATCATTGATGATGCTCTCATATATGGCCCAATGATTGGAACGTTGCCCAACGCCCCCGTTGCTGCTGCCACAGCCGATGCTATTGACGAAACTGGACGATTCTGGTAATCGTCACCCCCTTGCTTTTGGAAAGATGCACCACCCAGCTCAATCTCCTCGCACCAAGCATACAAAGAAACCACACTCTTGTCAGTTGATGCCGCTGCAATAGTCTGCATATGCACTACTGACTCAAGATAAATTTGACCCATGTTGCGGATATCATTATACCACTGATTAGTTTCGAATGTTGTAGGTCGTGCAGACATTGCATTTGAAGCATCAATCCAATCTGAGTGATAAAGGAATGGCAAAATCATCTCACCTCCTTGATTCGAATTCAAATCCATATAAATGTTGGGTCTCTGAGATCGAGCCATATACCCAAACTCATCACGCGATGAAGACGCATTCGTATTATTAACGTCAATCTCACCACCACTGAATCGATGAGGATTGGTTTTCCAAAACTGGTAGCTCGTAGGATCAAGCATCTCATCAGGCACCGTTTCAGGCGTAGTTCCCCCTAAAGGCAGATAACTAGCCATGAGAGCACCATATCGATATGGGTTCACATTCAAAACAAATTTAATATGGAGGCGTGCCCGCAAGCGTGAGTAACCCCGAATCTTCTGCTTAACCACAGCATTATTAAAATACAGATCCCAAGGGAACACAGTATCTCTCAAAGCTGAGTTTTCCGAAAGATTGAAGCGTTTTATTAGAATGGGTCGCTTAAACCATTCCCCCAAGGAAATACCAGACTCAATGGATGTTTCCTTAGTCTTCTGTGAGCCAACATCAATGGGGGTTGTTAACTCATCAAATTGTAAAAGTTGTTCAGCAAGTAATTCTTTTCCCTCCAAGTTATACTCATAGTTGAAGGTAGGAGATTGTTCGTATACCCCAGCCAAGGCAACCTTAAAAAAGGTCTCGGGGGATTGCCCCTGACTGTAACTCTTAACCCTCTCTCGCAAACTTGAAACCATCTCCAAGACAGCTTGCGATAAGTAACTGCTAAAAGCTTGTCTTTTTGGTTCATGACATAAGACAGCATGCCAAGAGGCACACCAAGGTGCGCCACAGTCAAAATCCTTCGGCCAATTTTGACTATCTATTCCCTGCTTGTGCAACAAACACAAGCCCCTGTAGATATCATCCTGAAAAAAGATACCCATCACGGAACTCAAAATTTGAGGTAACATGCATGCGGTGTTCCAAGCCACATGCACGCAGGCCGCTTCACAGGGCGCATTCCTACCAAAATAGGAAAGCCCAATGTGCCCGACCAACGGCACCAACCTTGCTAAAATTAATCCCTGCAAAGTAAAACCGGGAAAAAAGGAAGAATCAAACATCTTCCTTAAAACAAAAGCAAAAAACTCTGTGCCTCCAACTGCCATGGCTGATGCCTTCCAGCCCCAGCGCTTCCCAACCCAATATCTCACAAGCTCTTCCAACAATGGCGAAACTACCGCCGTCATGAGACTAACCCGCAGGATCTGCTTACTCTCCTTAAGCAGAGTTTGGGAAAATGCACCACACAAAGAAGCACCCACGCCAGTGACCCCAATCAAGCCAAACTTCACAAGAGACGAGACAAACATGGTACTATCTCTCTGCCACTTACTAACATAAGACTCCCAGGTTGGAAAACCACCTTCAGGCATCCATTCCTCAAGTGCCAATTCTCTCACGCACTCCTTGAAGATAGCATCCCACTTGTCAAAGAAATCGCGACCATGGAAGAAGAGCTCCCAGTGGGCACTATACAGACAATTGACACAATGGGCCTTCGGGCTGAGAACTTTCGACTTTACCCACACTGTCAACTGTTTCTTAATAGTCTCCACTTCAATTGGGCAAACGTGACACCCCACTTCAGACTCCCATCTCCATTTTCGCTTAAGGAAAGCGACTTCACTAATTGGAATGTAGGGCACGCTCTCGGCTTTCTTGTCAGCCATTGTGTACTTGACCCCAATTGTCGCCAACAATGTGCTTATAGAAGTGTGATTGAACCAAGGCACAGAAGCTGAAATTCCTGCAGAGTTGTCATCCCCATACGTCATCAGTGCGACATTTCTTTTAAAAGATCGAACCTCTCGAAGTGGATTCAAACTGTAGTAAGCATAGCGCATATAAATACTATTCACTATACCATTGAGGATTACAGTTAGCGGCCACCCTGAAGGATTCGTTCCCAAGAAACGGATAAGGTCCCCAAAGAAATCACAAACGGGAAAGTTGACATCGACACATATTCCAGCAAGAACCTTCAGATCGTCGTCACTGAAATTCCCCGAGGCGATGCAAATCAACAAAATAAAATTTAAAGCCGCACGCACCACCTGAGCAGCCATCTTCTTGTCAAAAGCCGAATAATCACCAGCCACCAGCCTCTCTGTGCCATGTTGAGTAAGATATTGGTAAATTTCTTCCCACTCACGAGACTGAGCCGCTGTGCCAGGACCAGCTTCAAATAAGAATTTGTTGTTTTGCACTAAACGAACAAAAGGTAAGAGAACTTTCCGAACCAACAATGTGAAGTCCACAGGCGCTGCAACAAAAACTCGCGTCTTCCCAACTTTGGCTTTTTCCTCAGAAACTGGCTCATCTTTCAATTGAGCACAAAAGACCGGGTGAGCACACAAACCATTGACATACTGCTCCTGCATCCACTCTACTCGCAACCTAAGCTCGTCACGCATCGACCACATGAACTCATAGCCAGTTTCCCGCTCGCTTTCACTGGCCTCTTGCCGGATCAGTAGATGGGTTTTGGGTAAACGCCAAGGAAACCCGCAACTAGTGCTCTTATTGATGGGATCTATGTAAGCCACACCTGGACAACCATTAATCGCAACTTCCCACGATAATGGTTCCATACGTCGTAGCTCTGAATCATCAATAGCCTCCAAGACATCATTTGCGAAACTGTACACGCACGAATCCAAGATGTATTGATCAAGACAACAAAGAGCTACTACGCTATCTAACAGCGCCAGTCGCTTGGGTTTCCAGCTCTTTAGATCAGGTGCACACTTGGATGAAACAAAATCGTGCCGCGAGAAGAAATCAAACATAGGCGTCCTCTCCACATCGGATGTGTGTGATGATCGAAATCCATCCAATGAGCCGAAAACATCAAGTTCTCCTTTGTCTTCAATCCAGCGCACTGGTGCCTTTGGGTGCAAACTAGTCAGATTGTAGCTCGCTGTTTCACTTGAAAGAACGATCATGCCTTCTTCTGGTACTGAAGGTAATTTAGGAATCAAAGCGGCAACAAGCTCACACCCTTGCTTGACACACAGGTGAACACATCTCTCACGCAACTCAGTGACCGCTTGATCGTAGAATTCCTTGCACAACAAACTTGCCACACAATAATTGTTGACCCTAGACCCTCCATAATGTGTTCCTCCTATGGCAGGCCCAATTGGTGTTTCCAGAATCAGAGGCATCCCGCAATTTCCACTTGCCGTCTCAGTGTCCGCATGTCCACACCATGCATCAACAACCTTATTTCTGTTCTCAGGATCTGCTACACGTGTTCGAAAAACTTTATCCAGCTTTAAAACTGTATTTGAACCATCTAGCTCCCGACGAACATAAAAACCTGGCGTACTCAAGGCGTGGTTTGCTCCTGCAAAGTATTTCGACAGATCCTTGCCCGGAGGAAGACCATCCAACCGTATCACACAAAAATCGGAATCCTTCCTTTTGTAAACTTGATGGGGAACAACCTTCATCTCACGATCTCCCGAAACACCTTTTGAATTACACACTCGACAAATTGACAACAAGAACTCACACTCTGGTATACAATGAGCTGAGGCGATCAAATAGCCCTGACACACAAACCCACGACTTGTACAGCGAGCCGACTCGGCAATTGTGCCTGGGGTGCATCGAATTAAAACCGTTGCATTTTCCACCATCTCAACAAAATTCATCATGTTATTGCCTTTCATACACGACGAATTCGAGGAAACGCTAATTTTAGATGTGGGAAAATCATCCTTGCGCCAGACACTCTCGCATTCCTTTTCATTTTTCTGTGGTAAACTAAATCCAGAACCTTGACCATGAAAGTACATATTCATGAACTTAAATTCTTCACTGTGGTCCACAGGGCTCTCTTGTTTAGCTGAAAACTGCTTGTACAAACCATAAGCAGTCAAAGCAACACCAACAGCAGCACCCACCTTCAGAATAAAGGAATTGTCGGAAACAAATTGTTTCATCCTCTCACCAGCACGTCCCATACGCGACTTAATAGCATCAAGTTCAGTACACAGGTTGAAAAAAGATCCTGCCACTGCTGTTAATCGCTGAACAGAATCGTGCGCAGCCACAATACTCGACCGTACACCTTGAGCCGAGGATTTCAACTCATCAACCTTACTTCCAGCATAGAAAGCTGCACCTGCCACACCTGTCACCAAGGCCAGATTTAACAAAGGGCCCTGTTTAACAAATGTGGGGTTTGTGCAAGCACACACGCCAAAGGGGAAATTGCAGGCAGAACAAAAACTCATGTTCTCCAGATTGGTGCGCATGTGAGCCACTTTATCTTGCACAAGGAAGTGATCAATTACTGCTTGATTAAACCATGCAAGCATCTGCGCCAAACTCGCCCCAGCCAAGACAACAGTGTGAACGACGTTCTTCCCATTTAAATCAACACGATCCACATCCCAGTTCCACAAATCTGGATATTGTTCTGGAGGACAAGGAGGAGCCTTTGATGAATCTAGACAAACCCCATCAGCACCCGTATATTGTGGCTTCACTTTTGGCGTAAGGACATATGGAAATCGCCGCAAAATCGCGCTGGGATAAGAAAAGTAAAATCTTGCATTCAAATCGGCGGTATTTGTCGTCGCAACGATAAATTCAGATTTAACGGGCGTACGCGCTTTATCCTCAAGAGCTGCCTGGTTCGGAAGAAAGGGTGATCCATTTACAAGATCCAAAATAGCCATCAAAGTGGGATCTCCATTTGGGCAAACTTGCACATTCGCTCGGGCGATATCGTCAAGAGAGATGGCCCACATATGACTCTTAAATCCGGAAAAATACTCAGCTGCTGCATTCACGTTGTATATGAAATCAGACTTAAATGGTTTTTTCCTGATCACGGAAAACTGTCTCAATAGCATCTCTCTCACTGTGGTCTTTCCAATACTAGATGTGCCATAAATCAAGAGTGAGAAAGGAACTACCCGTGGTGCTTGACACCATGCTGTACAACGTAGGTCCATATCAAGAGCAACCAGTTTACCCAGCAAGGAATTAGCCAGTTTGTAGTCGGAATCACCCATAACCTTCAGCTTCCCCACGATAAGTTTGCCCTCTGCCAAAGCATCCGCTAAATCTTTCACATATGACTCCATGGAGAAATTAACTGGCGTGCTTCCCAAAAATTTGCTCTTCGTTTCCAAACTAGCCACCTTTTCAGTCCAAAGAATGTATGTGTCGGAGTTATGGAATATCGCACCAACATCACCTGTCTGATAAACGGCAAATCCCTGTTTACACAAGTATTTGATAATGTTCAATGCATCCACTAAGAGTTCACCTGTGAATTTAAACGTAGACAACCATGACTTCTCAACTAACTTAAAAATCTCCGGCCCAAATGGGACAGAGGAGCGCGTGTACAGTCCAAATGCAGTTACAATGGTGAATAAACGCATAAGTTTGGTGAAAAAATATGACTTGTCAGCGGTGAACATATTCTCAAAACCCTCCAGACTGAAAGCTTTATCATCAAGAGGATCACGAGGGCGCACGATGGCAGGTTCCTCCGTCTTCCCTCTCGCTTCAAAATCTTCTATCCACTCCATAAGATCAAAATCGAGAAGTAAATTGGGGGGACGTGAATCTCTGAAACACAATTTCACAAAATTGAGAACATGCACCATACGATCAGCGTGACCAGTCGCTGTGTACAAACCCAAACACAACATCAAAGAATCCTCAATAAATTTGCTGTGCTCAGTTTGTTGCATAAAAAGAGTGTGCAATCCACCTTCCAAACCTTGCTTCTCGAAGTTTAAACCCTTAACGTTTAGCCCACGCAACAAAAATAACCTCGCAGCCGCTTGTTTGGCTTCACGTTTGGTTGGGAACCCTCGCGCTTCCTCTGTCCTGTCACCAGATACTTTATGGGCAACGTAACAGTTGAAGTAGCAAAAACCCCTGCCCTTGTCCTCAGAAAAAACAAAGTCATACATCTGTGTCATGCATATTCCCTGTGAGAACAATGATTCATTCATCTTGCTGATATAATTGTCATGATGAAATAAACAACATCCATCAGCTGGACCCTGCACCTCAAAACGCTGCATCTTCACATCGTTCGCCCGGTCTCGTCTGAGTCTGAATTTCTTTGGAGGCGCTTCTCCGAAATTGAACTCTCTTATCTTGGCCTTCGTGTAATAATCAAACTCCCAAGTTTTGTTGTTCCAAACTCGGGTTTCTGACCCTTCTTTACAAAATTGCTTCGATTGCCGCTCATGTTGAGCTGCTCGGCGGTTAACAATCATTCTAGGTTCCCAAAATTGATAATCTCGGTGAGCACCGGCTGATTCAGTTTCAGCACTTGTTGAAATTCGCTTATAATCAAAATCATCGGTCTTTGCTCGCTTGCCAAATGAATCAGAAGTAGTTCTCGTTAAAATTGGCACTTCCTCTGACTCAACCTTCGCTTTCAGTTCCGACAGCTCCTGGTTAAATGTTTCTATCCAGGATTCATCCTCATCTGAAATGTATCCAAACTCGCTTTCACACAGTTCGCAACACTGGTGTATTTCTCTCTCCTCCTCTATTTCCTCCTGTGCGTTCACACATTTGTCAATCTGAGTGTGCTTCTCAGAGATCTGCGCATCGTCTGTAGGCCGATTATTTACCACTGCTGCGTCAGTGGCTGTTGAGGCGGTTCTGCCCTCTAACATTTGGTAAGATTCTGCAGCATTGTTCACACGATAAATGGTAGTGAACATTGATGGGTTTTCCGACGTCAAATCTTTGGTCGTGCCCCAGTAGTGTCCGTTAATCCGACAAAAGTGCCAGAATATCTACTAGAGTACCCCCCGAGGGATTACCTCAGTCTCGCATGCGTGCTACGAATCTAATCTCGAAAGAACACAAAAAAGTAGCGGAAGAGTTTTAATCATAGGGTCGATATCCATCAAACCCACGCCAAACACCCATCACAGGTGCATCCCATTCTAAAGTCAAGCAACAGTGAACTTTCACATCCACCATAACATACAACAGAAAAGAAGGGTAAGGCAAAACCCGCGCTAAATCCTCGTGTAAATGCTAAAATAAACCCGATATTGCACCACACTCATCAAAATTTCCTCCTTCCACCGCTTGAGCAGCGCTCAGATATTATCCTCCAAAAGACATAACCAAGGTAAAATTCAGACAGTCGTTTTATTCACAACTATACTGGCAACACAAAAACATTAATCTACTGTCAACCATATTACAGATCGAGGTCAAAAAACATAGAAGTGCGTCAGACTAGCTCCGGAGAGCGTTGTAAGATCCCCAAGGGTGACTAGCCCCAGGGCGCTCTTTGCTTGATATTTATCGCAAGACTTCGCTTTAGAATTTTCTTTTTCAAATAGCTTTTTAGGTGAGCTTTTCACAACAATTTAGAGTTTGAACTCCCTCTGACCGAGGCGGGGTGTTGTTATAGTGCAACACTACACT